CCGCCGCTAATCTGCTGGCCTTCAGGCGTGAACAAACTATCACGAGGTTACTCAATGAAAATGACGCGTTTCGCCGCTGGTATCGCGCTGATTTACCTGATGCTGTGCGCCGGTTGCACCAGCGCGCCGCCTGCACCAACGCCGCCGCCGGTGATTGTTTACAACGCCTGCCCGAAGGTCAGCCCGTGCCCGATGCCGGGCAGCGACCCGGTGACTAATGGCGACCTGAGTGCGGATATACGCCAGCTCGAAAACGCTCTGAAGAGCTGCGCAATCCAGGTCGATACAGTTAAACAATGTCAGGATGAAATCGATGTTAAAGCCCAACAGTCTCCGAAAAGCCTTAACTGATGCGGTGCCGGTACTGCGAATCAACCCCGACATGCTTCGCCTGCGTCTGGATGATGGCAACAATACGGCGACGCTGGCGAGCTCCCTGTCGTTTGAAAAGCGGTACACGCTTAACATCGTGGTCACGGATTTTACCGACGATATTGACCTGTTGTTTGCACCGATTTTGGCCTGGCTGCGCGTCAATCAACCGGACATCATGACAACCGACGAGGGGAGAAAAAACGGATTTGCCTGGTACGCTGACATCAATAACGACAGCAGCCTCGATGTCAGCATCAGCCTGTTGCTGACCGAGCGAACCTTGGTCAAAGAGGCCGACGGCGCAATGTACGTTGAGAACATCCCGGAGCCGCCACCGCCGGAGCCGGTGACGCGCCCTGTCGAGATGTGGAGTAATGGCGAACTGGTGAGTAAATGGGATGAATGACTTCAAACCCTTTGAGGACAAGCTCGCCGGGTTGATAGCGGCCCTTTCTCCTGCCGGGCGGCGTCGGATGACCGTCGACATAGCGAAGAAACTGCGCCAGCGGCAACAACAGCGCATTAAATCGCAAAAAGCGCCGGACGGTTCGCCATTTGCCCCGCGTAAACGCCAGCCAGTCAGGGCAAAGCAAGGCCGGATTAAGCGCGAGATGTTCGCGAAACTGCGAACCAACCGCTATATGAAAGCGACCGGTAACGACAGCGCGGCAGTGGTGGAATTTACCGGAAAAGTGCAGCGCATCGCCCGCGTGCATCAGCTCGGGCTCAAGGATAAGCCATCCCCAAAAAGCGCCGCCGTCGAGGAGCGGCAGCTTGTGGAAAGCGTCATTATCGACTACCTCGCCGATTAACGTTGTGCCAGCCAGGGCAAAACGCCCGCAGATTGCCGCCGGAACACCCCGGCGGCATCCTTTCTCCTATGAATACTCTCGCATCTATCCAGGAACTCGCCCGCGCGATACGCAACATGATCCGCACCGGCATCGTCGTCGAAACTGACCTCGGCGCCGGGCGCTGTCGCGTACAGACCGGCGGCATTTATACCGACTGGCTCCAGTGGCTGACGCACCGGGCCGGGCGCTCGCGCACCTGGTGGGCTC